TGTAATTGCAGTGCCACCTAATGTTAATGACCCAGAAACATCAAGATTGCCATTAATATCTATTAATGTTGCATTAAGTTCTATTTCATCATCAGCATTAATATCTAAATCACCATCGGCTGGTGAACCAATATTAATATCACCATCACGGAATTGTAATTGATTAGCCTGATACAATTGTAGCCCTTCATTATGTACATGAGTTAAACGAACTTCAGCACTAGTACCAAAGTATACAATTTGACCATCAGTTTGTTGCCATATATATCCAAGATTTGATATATTGCCAGAATTACTTATGCCATCAACATTAGCAGTGCCATCTAAGTATAAATCTTTAAATTCTGCACCAACAATACCTAAATTTACATCATTATCTGTGCTAGGTCGTAAAGCACCATCGATAAGTCTTATTTGGTCTTGTCCATTTGCTCTAAATACAATAGCATTATCTGTACTAAAGTCTATATCATTATCAGCATCACGCCCTATAACTAAACTTGCGTTAGTAATTGATGTAATGCCTGTAACTGATCCACTTACAGTTTGACTATCAACATAAGTTTTAATAGCTTTGGCTGAAGCTAAAGTATCATCACTTCCAGATACACTTGATATATCAGTATCTAATACTCCAGTCTTTAAGTCTGCTACGTCAATGTTAGAGATTGAGTTTCCAGTACCTTCAACATCAAATGTTTTGTTAGTAAGTGTTTCCGTTTTACTTGCAGTAGATTTCGCATCCAAAGTTGTTTGCAAATCATCTACATTGGCTATGGTATGATTATGGCTATCGTCAGCTATTGTAACTGCTATTGAAGTAGTGCCAGAACCACTAACGTCACCACTTAATGTGATAGTTTGATTACCAGTAAGTATTCCAGCTTCTGCTAATGTTTGATTTTCAAATTTTGAGGTTGAATTATTGTACTGTAGAATTTCATTATCACCGATACTTGTAATCGTTACATCATCCATTTCAGCAATGGTATTTTCTGTTGCGACTTGATTATCTACATAAGCCGTTGTTGCTATTTTTGTAGAGTTATCACTAGCTGATTGAGTTGGTGCTGTAGGATTTCCAGTTAAAGATGGTGAAGCTAGTGGTGCTTTTGCATCTATACTTGAATTGTTACCGTTTGCGTCTTTGATAAAAAACTTATCTGCTGGCACAGTTATAAATACGGATTTAGATCCAGATGACCAATTGACAGCGTTATTACTGTTGCTGCTTTTAAGTATTGTTGTCCTGGCAATGTTATTAGACGAACTATTGTAAGTTCCCAGGCCTATTTCAAAGCCACCACTCGTATCCTCTATACAGTAATACGTAGTGTCATTATTTGTCATGTGACTGGCAAAAGTAGAAAAACTTGTAAATGCGCCACCTAAATTTATTGCATTTGACGTCCCAGTTAAGGTTGTAGTTTCCTTAACTCTGTCAGCTATTACTAATGCCATTAGTCAATACTTATGTCTAAGTCACCAGCTGAAAATCTAATTGTATCTCCACTGACTACAGATTTAGATGTTGTAACAGCACCGTGAACTAACATTGTTCCACCAGTTGACGCAGTATGTAGACTAAAATGTGATATTGTTCCCCAAGTTCCACTAGCTATTGGAAACTCGACAGAACCACTATTATCACTTGCTCCACTAGAAGCTGCATCAAATGCTGCTAATGTTCTAGAATAGTTATTACCACTTAATTCATTAGATGTAGATCCAGCTTCTCCTGGTGACGCTGTGTGTAGTCCTACGTATATTGATGTTGATAAACCCATTGCAGCGTACATATTAGCAGTGCTAGTAGTTCCACCGTCCTGGGATGTTCGTTTGCCAAGTAAAATATCTAACATGATATTCTCAGCGTCATTTGTTAAAGCAGACATGATTGTTTCTCCTTATGTAACTGCAAAGCCTGGTTTCATTCTAAGTAATCCCCCACCGTATTTACTTGCCTGGGAGTTCTTTTGCGCCTCTAGTAATGCCTCGTTAAAAAGCGTTGTCCAAAGGGCAATTCTTTCGTCGTTCTTTACGTGTGCCTCCATGTGTATAAGTGAGCCGTAAAGATATAAATCTGGAAAGTCAGTTAACACGTCATTAGTCGTATTACTGTCTGATAATTCTGATATTTCTGCCTGGTAAATAAGTTCTGCTGTGTAGCCTGTTGCGTCTGGTATTGGCCTAAATGTTAATTCCTTGCCTTGCCTGGCAAAGTAACGTGGCTTGCCAGTAGACGTTGACGGCACAAGTTCATGTAATTGATCGTATGATACTTGCTCAACTGTACTTTCTGGGTTTGTCTTTAGTTTAATACTGACCATTTCCAGCATATCAGATGGCACTGCCTCAAATTCTGCGTTGAGTGTTGCAGTGGCACGCTTTTCTAATTTTGGGTATTTTAATACTCTGTTTAATCTTTTTTCTGTTAACAGTATTGCGTCTTTAATCTCAGCTGTTAAGTCAGTCCTGTTTAACTGGTCAGCTATCGATGTTTGCAATAATGCGTAAGTATTTAAGGCCATTACAAATTCCCTTTGTACACTCTTAATTTGTCGTTATCTGAATTATTTGCCCATCTCTTCCAATCGTCATCGCCCCATTTATTTTGTAGTGCGTGCGTCAGTACATGATCTGGAACCATTGCAGCTAATTTCATGTCTTTGTCTAAAGGCGCTTCATTGTGTAGCGCTTGCGCAAAATCAACTACTGGGTTGACGTATTCCTGTCTGTAAATAGTGACCTTTTGCGTTATTGGATCGTAGTCAAAGTATTCGTTGATCCTACCATTAGCAGTTTTGTCTAATAATTTTTTCATAAAAATCCTATAAAAAAGAGGGCGCCCCTAAGAGCGCCCCAAGTAATCCTGGAGGAAAAACAGGAATTACGATGTTGTTAGGTCAAATGCTCCACCGTGAGCAGCTTCATTATTAATGACTAATGTCAACTCAGTAATAAGCGCTCTTTTTTCAGCATCAGCAGTTTTCGCTAATTCAATAGTTTGAACTGGTCTTAAGTAAGCCAGTGATGCCATTGAAGGATCTAAGACAAATGCGTCTCTTGCACGTTGGAAACGATTTGGCGTAATTGTGTATGTGCCAAAGTCACCAATGTAGAGTGCAGCTGCTGCTTGAATGCTGTCTGCTGCAATGTTTTGCCTTGCCTGGGATCTACCAGTAAATCCACTGATAACACCCTTATTAAAAGATCCAACAGTAACGACTGTAGGCTCACCACCTTCGTCCCATGCTTGTTTGATAACATCTTTTAAGATTGCTTCTGTAAGCGCTCTTTGAGTGCCGTCAGTTCTACCAGCAGTTGCACCAGTTGCGTTAGCAGCAGATCCACCAGCTTTACTAATGTTAGTAGATAACCAGGATGGTAGTCCTCTCATCTTTCTAGCAGTAGTAGCGTTGCCAGCTGCCTGGCCTTGGTTAGCAGTAATGGTAGCCTCGATGTCTCTTTTTAGCTCTTTACTGCGCTTGGCAAGTTGGTATGCCAGTTCTGACGCTCTGCCAGCACTGTTAACAGCTTCTTGCGATCCAGTAACGGTAACGGTTTTATTCATGATCTGACAAATATTTGTTACCCTGGTTGTTGCAGAACTTGCAGCAACAGAAATTTCATCGCCCTCAAGTTGTGCGTTATTAGTAGCAGCTGACGCTAGGGCATCTGTTTGCCATTCGTGCGTTGTCGCTGCTGCTGAGGTTTGCCCTATGGCGCTCATAATTGGCGTGTCAGTTGGTGCGATAGAATAAATAGTATCTTGTAAATCTTCTCGATTACCAACAGCTGAATATGAGGTCAAGGCGTTAGTAGCTAATGCCATAATATATTCTCCATTAAATGAAAATTGAGGTTAAATTAAACGTGATTAAGGAATACTGCTGCTGCGTCTCTTACATCACCAGTCTTCTTTAATTTTGCTCTTGCATCCTTATATCTTTGTTGTCCAATTTCATTGTTACTGCGTCTGGCTGATGACTTAATTGTTCCAACCTTTGGCTTGGCTGCGACTTCTTTAAGGGTAGTCGGTTTCCTTGCCTGGAGCCTGTCCCATTGCATTGCCTTAAATAAAGTTGTGGCATCTCGATGGTCAAACAGTTGAGAAAATTCCTCATTGCTGTAGCCTATCTCGCTAGCGTATTTTGCCATTTCCTTTGATATTTTTTGGCGTTTAACTGGATCCTTTAGATGGGGTATGTTAGTTTGTAATTTTACATACTCATCTTGAACACGTTGCTGGTGTTGTACAAGTGCTTGCTGTTGCGCAGCTTCTTGCGCTTGCCTAGCCTCTTCCTTAGCTTGCGCTAATTCCTGGGTCTTCATCACGTAGTCTGCAACTTGTCGGTTGTACTCAATTGGGTCTGTCTGCTCCAGTGTCTTGTCTGGTTGAACTAATTCAGATTGAAGTTTCTGGGTATACTGATTAGCAGCTTGACTTAGATATGGGATCACCTTACTCAGTTCGTCTTCACGCTGTTGAATTTTTTGTCTTTCTTCAGCTAAAGATTGGGACTTTTGGGTGTTGACAGCGTCTATTTGATAACCCTTACGTACTTCAGATAACGGTAAGTATTTCTCTT